AACCGCTGTACCCAAATCTTGTGTTGTCAACAAAACTTGAGTATGTTTTTTCATTATCTGTTTGACCTGTATATAAATAAGTTATCCCAGTTGTGATTGAATAATCATATGTATCCCCGCTGAATGGATTGAAAAAGTCGTATCCGTTAACAATTTGATGGAAAGCCCATTCATAATATGGATGGAATCCAATGCTTTCTGGTGTGTCATGATAAACATTTCCCGTGCCGCCATTATAAAACTCCGCACCATCAATTGGGACGGTCGCCCCGTCAATAATATCAATTCCGTCGGAAATTTCTTTTTTATATCTGTGATATATTGACCCCCATTTTAACATCATGTGATATGGAACATAATGTGATGCCCCAATTTCTCGGAAAAGAGTCGACATTAATGTTGATGGATATATGTTACCCAGTTTATCCGTGTAATCTAATGTTTCATCCAAATCCTTAAATGGTAACGAATTCAATAAAAGATATGCAGATCCAACATATTTTTCACGAGCCTGTGATTTAGTAAAATCAGAGTAAAGTAATTGGTGAAAATATGGGGTGTTTAACATTTGTTTTCCCGTCCCGTCAATATCAACAGTATAATCAAATACGTTCTCAGTAAACCCATCTTTAACCCACATCGACGGTTCAACGGGAGAGATAATAAAATCATTCGGTGTGTTTAGTGTCAATAAACCATTAACCCTTAAATCCTCCTCATTAACATTAAATTGATGTCCGATATAATCCTCATATGTTGATGAATTAAACGGATAAATGTCAGTTCGGTAATTTTCCGCCTTATAATCTAACAAGAAATCAGTAAGGTGTTTATAACTGTCATCATCACTAGTCGTGTTTTCGGTGGTTTTAATATATTTTGTTACAGTATAATCCTGTTCAATCCCTTCTTTAATATACCATATCGTTGGTAGTTGGTCGAGATAATATGGGAACCTATCATATGTGGACATCGCCTGCATAAAAGTGAGTAAACTAGCTGGGGTCGTGATATTTTGTTTTAACATATCTACAATATCCACATCCTCCAAAAGTTGAGCCTTTAAGTTCTCAAATTCAGCGTTCGCTAGTTCAATCATCACCTCACCACTAAATGGACTCATTGAGGTAGTGTACTTCGCCCTTTCGTATATTTCATACAGTACTGAACTAAATGATTTGTCCGCGTATGGAATAATGTTCGTTACATTAGTTAATACACTTAAATCTGTTTTATCAGTACCACCTTGAGTGTCAAAGATATACTCAATTGAAGAATCCTCACCCTCTTTTCCGGTTAATGGGTCAATTTTTTTCGTTGAAATTTCATAGAAATTCTCGATGAATTCGACCTCTGGCCATAAGATGTCGTTATTACTTTGTAACTTCCCTACCATCTCACGAGAACCAGGATACATTAAGACCAATTCTCTACCGCCCGCTGATTGTACTTTTATTTCGGGCCAAGGATATATGCAGTTAGCTTGGACATCACTATCTGTTAAAACTGATGACAATATTTTCTTTCTAGTTTGTGAGTTTTCGAACGCCTGGTCATGAACACTCTTCATCAATCGAACATAAGTGTCGGCATTTGCCAAAACAACGCCAATAATATTTCGAATAGTTGGTTCGAACCCTATACCAAGATCTTTTTGTTTCACAATCTCGTTCATATGGGTTTCGATATCAGATTCTAATTTGTTTCGTTGTTCAATGAAATTTCTAAAAACAATATATATTGCATCCATAATCCCATCGATATCAACACCCACCGTGGCCTCTTGAACATAGTAGTCTGTTATATCCTTGAGCATTGTGAATGAAATGGGTGCGATTGTAAGGTTATCGTTGAGGAGTAGCTTCTTATTCCTCTCTTTTCCAAATGTGGGGTTATTTTCTAATTGTTCAATTGCCTCCTTGATCAAATAATCAAGAGTACCTTCGGTTGTTGGTCCCACCACATATTTTAACGACGTTCTATCCTCGGATAATTTAAACCAACGAATTTCTTCGCCCGTATCACCCCTTTTTGTCCCATTCACAAAATATTCCGGGGAAAGCCTTTGGGACTTCCACGCAAGAACACCACCTTCAAATGTTTCCAAAAGGTTTTCAAAATCCTTTACGCCCGATAAAATCTTAGGATCGACAACCGACTCAAAAATCTCATTCTCTAAGGTTCGATTTATCGTGGTTGCCATTATAATTAACTCCCTCAAAGTCTTCACGGGGAAATCTGATGGAAGTAATCCCTTATTAATATATTCTTGATACACGGATCTTAATACTTGATACCCCTTGGTTGATTTACTTACAATGATATCGGTGTTACCCGTCTCTTCGTTATATCTTCCTTCCGACGAAGATTCTGATGCGTAAAAATACGGGGCATTTAAAACAGATTCTAAGGATATGTCTGCCATATATGCATATGTCGACCCAACAAATGTTGTGTCAACCTCCATATTACCATTGTCGGGGTTGAATCTTGAATTAAATTTGACCATATGAAGTCTATATTTAATCGCCTTTCCAAAGAAACCTTTAACGGTCAAATAAAATATAGGCCACGGTAAATGGAAAAACGCCGCATATGGTGAATTTTCTGGTGATTCAAACAACGTTTTCCCACGAACATCAATAAATTTGATTTCCACACTTGGAATAAAGTTGGCGCCAGCCACTTTAATTGAAATACTGTCTATACCAAAACCTTGTGCGGTGTTATCGTTTTGATCCCCTCCTTTATTAAAGACTTGATTTTTTCCCATATCATTTTCCGCATTACGTACACCCGTACTTGAAAAATTATATGTTCCTTCGGGAATATTATGATATGCGTCCGTCCATTTGGTGTCATAATCCCGTCCGTTTTGGTTTTTTAAGAAATTAAGAGTTCCGCCCGCAATTGAAGATAGTGAGCTCTGGTCACCAGCGGCTATTAATGTTGTACGAGGAATAAGGTCGGCCTCAAGATTAACATACATAACAAGATTTTCTGGTTCAACACCTCTTGATTGTGCCACACCATTATCCAATACGCTATTAGGGTCGATATAAATGAGATTATTCTGATCAACCTTAACTAGTATGTCATTCGTTTTGTTTACGTTATTATTCCCCATAATATAATTTGTACAAATCTACAGCTTTTTTGTAATCTTGTAAAGACGGAATAAGTGGGAAGGGTATTCTCATCATGAAATTATCGGGAACCAAATATTCGATACTTCCTGCCAATGGATTAGCTTGTAATATTAACCACCCAAACAATGGTGAATCGTAATATTCCTGTGAAAACTTGTCCAACCTATCCCTATTACGTCTATACTGAATGTACTTATCAGTTGTTTTGATAGGTATAGTAAGACCCGGAACGATCTTAAACGTTCCCTCTTCTTCAAAGTACTGATATCTGTCAAAATATTGATTAGCCATTTCTATAATAGTTTAACTCACTGGTGGTTACAACACCGCTCGTAGTGTTTACGCTTATTAATTTATCAATTTCAGCTTGATCTGTTAATTCAAACTCGAAAATTATTCCGAATGAAATTGGATTATCGTCTTTTGATTCAGGAATATGTTTTGTGAACGTAAATTTTTTCTCTTTAGGATCATCCAACATAAACTTATTTAATCTTTTTTCAATATCACCCTTAATTGTATCGGTGAAGACAATATTGTCCTGTTCATATAAGTTTAAAATGTTCTGAACGTTGTTCTTTAAAAGTACAGATAGAAAATATGATAAATCGTTGGTTGACATTGTGGTGTTCGTACTAAAAACATAACTTTCATCTAGATCCTCAAAGAATTCCTCATGGTATTCAGTAATAAATGGTACGACATCCTCATATGGTGAATAAAGTTCGTCGGCGGTGTAACCCGATAAATCGGTATATACATATTCCTTCTTATTTTCATCAACAATTTTAGAATCGTGACCCATTTCGATAACGAAATTCAATCTATCCAAATCGACGATAAGTTTATCTCTATTTGTTTTAATATCTTTAACTTGTTGTTTTTGAACCATCTCATCGATCATATAACCAACGGTTGTTTTAACGTATGGTTTTAAATATTGTTCCGATTTTCTCAATACTGCGGGTGTCAAATCCTTATCGAATCCAAATATTACACTTATATTTTCATTATCAATTTTATCTAACATTTGTGATTTAAAAGTTGATGTAAGTACCGATAAATCATCACCTTTTGGATATTCTCCTAATAATTCAATTATTGCCGTTCCTGTGTTCGTTTGAACAGTATAGTCTTTTATGGTTCTATATGTTGGAGATATTAACATACTTAATAATTTCGTGTCATATATTTCTAATAATTGATTGTAACTATCTCCAAACTGAGTAAAATATTTTTCAACATTATCGAAAAGTTGTGTCACCAATGGTTTATAATTTAAGTCGGTTGGTATAATATCATAATTACCAGTGTCACCAATCCACTCCCCAACCGTTGTCTGTTTTTCTGTTGAGGGTAGATCCTGCGACGTTTCGTTAGCCCTCTGTGTGTGGTCTTCAACTAAAGTGTCCAAAAATTCTTTTGTGAATTTCTCCACAGATTGGCCATCGATTTCTGTTTCGGTTGAGATGGATCTTGGATCGTATATCTCGGAATTGGCGTAGAAATTAGATGAAAGAGCGTTTTGTAGTCTTTCTACTGGTTTCGCTAATCCATGTCCACCAATGAAACTAAGTTGTAATGTTACATTGGCAATCATTGGTTGGACGCCGATTCCTTCTGGATTTAAGTCCCATAAGTCTTCTTCGAATTCAAGGTTTACGTCCCTTATTGCAACTTTTGAATGGTAAAAATCACCAATTCTCATAACACAAATTGGTGGTGGGCCAAAAGTCGTGTTCCTTGCGTTCGTATCACTAACGTCTGATATCCCTTTAATCGGTAATGTTTCACCAGGGCGAATACATTGTTGTAAGAAAGTTAACCGTGTATTAAGTCCTTCAGGTGTCATCGAATGGAACGATGGGTGGAAATATCTTAATTTTTCTTTTAACGATGAAAATTGAACGGGAGAGTCTTCTTCCAGTACCTTAAAATAATAACACTCCGACAATGTCTTCATAATTATTCTCTTCATTTCATCAAGAGGTGGTGATGGTAACGTGGTCGTTGGCCCCGGAATTTTCACCAATGTAGTTATCGGTTCTAAAGGCTTTGGTGGGGGAGCATCTTTTTCCTTCTTCTCATACGTAATAGACACGCTCGTTTCTCTACATAAAAACGTAACGGGCGCCGTGTGTTTTAGTGCTGTGTCAACAATAGTATAATTGTCGGTACAATCTACGGACTTAATTCCACTCCCAGGCGTTCCCACAGGTTGTTCACCAACATTTGCAACATATTCAATAACAAAATTCCCCGCGCTTTCATACCCCAATTCAGTAATTGGAATTGGTGGAATATCTTTCAATGTATTTTCCACGGCGCCAGCTGGGGGTTCTTTCCAGTTTAGTTCTAATTTTGCCATTACACTATCCGCATTGGCTTGGGTGTCCGCAAGTTGATTAACAATATATTTAATTACACTAAAACTTCTTCGGTATGCAAGGTACAAATTATAATTGTCGTCCGCGACAGATGATGTGCGTGACCCCGCAATTACCCTTATGTCTTGAACGGTACTTCCTGAAAGGTCTATTTTTAGTGTTTCTAATTTAGATTCAAAATCGTTATACCTTTCTGTTAACTCACCAAAATATGTGTTAATTTCAGACACGGCAGTTGCTTTCATATCCGTAAATTGCTGAGTTGTTGGACGCGTCTCTTGATTAGGGTTTGCTGTTAACGCTTTATAATCTGTTTTTTGACCCGAAGTCCATCCATTGGGGCCGTTCGCGTCCACACTATCTAACCCTGTATTTAACAAGGTAAGGTAATCGTTCTGATATGACTCATAATCAGTATACAAACTACCATAATCCTTATCGGTTTTTATCTCCCTACTATTTGGGTTTGGGTAATCGTTTCGGAAATAAAGTGCGGTGTTAATTTTAATAGTTTTAGGATCATTCTTTGGTGTTGGGTCGTTTGGTTGTGGGCGTATTACCGTCTCATATTGTTTAACTGTGTTCGAGTCTTTTCCCTCATTTAGATATGCTTGGATTTTTTCAACATCAGTTTGGGTTAATGTAGTGTATTTTCGAATTAGTCCATAAAAATCAATATCCTCACATCCAGCGAAGAATGCATTAATATAATTATCGGACTCCTCATCTGACATATTTTTAAACAGATCCTTTACCATTAAATTCAATATACTTGGGTGATCAACAAGCACTTTAAATTGAACTGTTCCATGTCTTGAAGTGTTTTGATAGGTATATACTGGTTCAGGACGACCTAAAAAGACGTTTTCTTCCCAATTAGCGGCATTTTGTTCGGTCACTTTTAATCCATATGGTGGGAACCACATAACTCTACCACCATTACCTCCCCTTTCACAATATGGTAAATCATTATAAGTGAAGCCAGGGGTGTTTGACGATTTCCAAGCTAAATTTTCGATGGAAAACATGTATTTTTTAGCATAAAACCCATCACCCTTACCTTTTGATATGTTTGTAGAACTGCTATCAAACCCACCGTTACCATTTGAATTAGGATAGATGTTTAAATTCCACGCATTTGAGAAAACACTACTATTAAATTTCCTCGACAATCCAGACTTTTTCATTGTGTCTGAATTATTCATATAAGACCTATCTTTTGTCCACACTCTACAATATTCCACCCCACTTTCAGTCCCCGTGTATTTGTTAATATATTTTACATTAGAACCTCTTGACATTATTTGTTCATCTTCCCTAAATATCCTACTCGTTTGGTCGATAACATTTGCTACGTGTGAACGTGCGGCCCCACCTTCTGTGGGCATCGTTTCAAGTATCTCCTGAGTTAATCCTAATATGGAATCTTCTCTAAATGGATACTTTGTTGATAGGGTTTCAGTAAATTGTGATGATTCCGATTGATACTCAACATTATTCGCCCCTAATTTATTCTGTGATTTTGTACTAATCCACGTTAATTTTCCACCAATTCCACCACCTTCACTAATACCTTTAGTTCGTAAAAATACGGTTGCCTGTACTTCATCAAATAATACACTTAAATAATAACTACTTTTTACCTGACGATCATAGAAATCCGACATGGCATATTTAACATCGTTTCCACGATCATCCCCGATATATGACGGTAGTTTTGGTGCATCTAACCCTAAGAGTTTATTAACACCCATACCCACCCGGTCAATAAAATTGAAAACTTTTGATGTATTCTGTGATCTTGCTGTCCTGGTATAATCAGGGCCGTATTTTGAATACGAAAGATTATCGTATAACGTGTTCTTTTGTGCTTGCCCCGAATACTCGATGAATAAATCGGACGGTTTTCGTGTGGTTGTGGGTCTTCTTTGAATTCCGACCAAAGATCCGAGAGCTCCCGTTATATCCTGACCTAACCTTCCCGCCTCGGTTTTCGCTTCTGGACGATTCTGAATTGGATTTTTTGGATTTGAAAGGTAGTCACCTGGAATTTCAGACCACGGAAATTCAACACCCGTGACCGTTTGTAGAAAATCTATACCCTTACCAGGTAATGTTTTGGCAACTGTAATTCTTGTGTTTGGTTCAATTAACGTTTCTCTACCTGTAAGTAAATTAATGGCAGTTGAGGTGTTTCCCTGTAATGCATCAAGTACTCGTACCCTACCAGAAGTTGTTCTGTATAAGTTTGATTGCATTCTACCAAAGAACGGACCTTGTTCATTATTTTGGATATTCCAAGCCGCAAATTTCATCATTTCCGACTCGTTGGAATAATCCTGACCCGTCATAATACTAATAAAACTATGATACTGCCCAGTCTCAAAATATGGATATAAAGAAAGGTTTGCTCTACGAGGAATCGTCGCAAGATTCTCATTTACAAAATATTCTATCGGTTTGAACAGATTTGATGTTTGAGCTTGAACCAATTCTTGTGGTCTGATAGTTTCAACGTCACCTGGATCTACATTTGACATATCGCTAGTACTCTGAACAGAATAACTATCTGCGGTAAAATTTTGTGGTCCGTTTGGGACTGTTAAAGTTCTACCCAGTATATAATTCCTGAAGGTTTTTGTACTATCAAAATCTAAGTGACTTGGCATTATATTCTTTTAATATAAATACAACTTAGATGATTTCTGATTATCTCTGACGGTATTTTTCCACATACTCATTCTTCCAATTAGAGATAAAAACGTCGTCTCCCATCATTTTTCGTGTTAGATCGTCCATTATTGGGGCGCCTGATTTGAATGTGTGGGTAAAATTGTGGTTTTGGGTTGTTTCTTTCTTCTCCTCTGTGGTGGTTGAGGTTTTTGTTGTTGCTTCAGGAATGTTTCCAGTAACAGAGGCGGTATTTATTGTTCCAGGTGTTTTTTCTATTAACTGACCTCCGAAGTCACTTTCCTTAAACCCACTTACAATCCCTCTTATATTTTCGTCGATGACGGTTGCAACATTATCGGTGTATTTCTTAGACTGTTCAGAGGTGGCCAATCCCGCATTGGGGCTGATATATTCTTCGATGGCCTGCCCAAGTTCTCTTCCAACACCAACTCTCGCCTTTGCTGTTATATACGATAAATCATGTTCGATATTCTGAATTGCCGTATATTGCCGCCTCGTAATATCTTCAGTTGTCATCACTTTAAATTGTTCTCTATTTTCCAACAAAGCTTTTGTTTGTTCAGCTGACATATTCGCTAATGCGACCGTACTTCCGCCTAATTGTTTTTGTAAATCTGCGGGAACTTCGATAACCATTCTTCCCTCTCTCATTTGGGCTAGGTTTGTTAAGAATTCCCTATCTTCGGGCTTCATCTGTATTCCTCTAGCCATTAAATCTGAGGCGGCTTGGGTTCTTTCCATCGACGCAACCGCCGTCTTAGTTAAATCTCCCATGGACATACCAAGTTCATCTGCCATTGCTTTCGCCCGTCTAAGATTCGCCCCCGTAACCTCAAATCTTCCTTGTTCGTTGTTATATGTTACTAATGATTTTGAAGCTCCGATTATTGCATCCTGTAATCCTTCTATATCGTTAGTAGCCATATACATCAGTTTGATAGGATCGTTAAGGTCTCCCATTGCTCCACCAATTACTTGCATATTTGATACGAACTCTAACGCCCCTTCAGGTGACCACACCTTTTCAGCCATCGTAGTGATATCGGTCATATTCATCCTAAATTCAACTGATTTCTGAACCATTCTTGTTAACCCCTCAACACCATTTTTAAATCCAAACTGATTTAGGAGTCTAAGATTTTCATCAATTCCTTCTGTAATAGTTCTTGCGTTTAATCCCAATTCTAATGAATTATGACCAGCCGCTTCAATTTCTCTTGCCATATCCATTACACCCAGACCAATCTCCTCAAAACCCCTTCCCATTTGAGCCAAATCTTCCATTGACTCGGTGAATTGACTAACGAGTGCCATTTCTTCAATTGTATCCCTACCAAGTAGCTTGAGTTTACCCGAATCTGCAAGAACGGTGCTAACAGATTTTTTCATTTCCTCAAAACTGATACCTAATCTAATAACAGCGGGGGATGCTTCCATAATCTCCTGTCTAAATTCTCTAGAAAGTTCACCCGTCATCCCTGCCTTGGTGTTCATTTCTGTTAGAAGATCTGTTGATTGTTGTAGACCTACAACTAATTGGTCGGTAATAATTTTACCTATGGATGGTAAAACCCCTCTAAATTTACCTTGTTCATCAAAAAAGGAATCAATTCCCTTTTCAGCCGTAAGAAACTCTCCACGGGCGCCTGGGGCCTGTTGTTCTTGGGTTTCTAAGAGTTTTTCTACCCATCCAATGAATTTACCTTCATTTGCACCAGCACCTGGGGTTGACCCACCGTATCCCTTGGGACCACCAGACCCCCCATACATTGATCCTTCAAGATCTGTTCGCGCTATTCTATTTATAGCAGCACCCGCATCAAGTTCGGTCGAACCTTGATTCAACTTCATAAAAAGTTTCTCGTATTCGCGAGTCTTCCCGTCACGGGCTAGATGTACTAATCTTTCAAAATCTGCTGAGAATATCCCCATATCATATAAATAGATTATTAACTATTTTCCATCTCGGTAATATGGTTAATAAAAAATCTTCTCACATATATGGGCATAGTTAATAAATCGGAATATGTATAACCACGGTTAATCAACCAAGCGAACTCTTTTAATTGAGTGGTCTTATAGTCCGTAGAAAGGGCGAAAAAATTCCGCCCCAAATCCAATTTGAACTTGGATTGTTTCCTTGCTGGGGGTTTGTACTGTTTCTGTTAAATTTAACCCCGGTTTATTCTTCAGATAAAACTTTTTGAATTCCTGAGAATCTGACAGGGGCATTTTATTTTCAATGAAACCATGAATCTCCATGGGCTGTCGATTTCCATTGACTGATTTGATCATGAACTCAAGCCTTTTCGATGCGAGAGGTGGTGGGCTGTCTTCTTTCCAATTATTACCGATATCTTGGAGATCAATTTCTTGTTTTTGTGTTAAATATTTAAACGTAATTGGAACTTTGGCTTTTTCCAAAAAATACTCGTATTCTCCGTTTGAATCCTCTTTTAATGTGAAGTCTTTAACCTTTAATGTTGAAAGATCAATCTCAACGGGGAAATCTTCATTAGTTTTTGGATCTTTTACCGTCATCGTATATACGGTACCCCATGCGGTGTTTCTCAAAAATATTAGGATTGCTTGTTTGTCTTCTTCAACAATATCCTCAACCAATAAATCTCGATCTATGATTTTTCTCTTTAAAAGTTCTTTAATTACATCACCCGATATAATCAGGTTGGCAGAAGAGAGTATATTCTCGTCCGCAGCGGTCAAATAAGCCACTTTAACGGACTTTTTCTTGTTATCATAATGAATCCCTCCACTTGGTAGTTGAACGACATCATATGAGATCGTAGGGTCGATTCTTTGTTCTTCCATGTTCGTGTCTTTACTTAATAATTATTTGAAACCAAATTTTCGACACTAAACACGATTTACTGTCAATGATTTGGTTTCTGGGCATAAAAAATTCCCACATACATAATATATGGGAATTTCTTCACATTATCAATAGATAGTGAATATATTTTAATAAACCTGTATACAACGATCCATTCTAAGAGAAGCGTCAATTGTCGCTAAATCATCTCTTGAATAATCCAAATCACCAAAGTTAAGGTCGGTTAAGAACGTACCTTGGAGAATCCATTTTTCAACAACAACACCTGTTGGGTCTAACATTTCCAACTCAACATCTTTTTTGTACCCTGCAGCGTATCCCATTCTACCAGTCACAGACTCCGCGTGTAAACGGAACCATTCCATGAGTGCCTGAGATGCAGATGGACCAATTGGGTCTTTAAATGTTACTTTTAATTCGTTCCAAACAAATCTACCAGCGACATAGGTTGAGGTATTAAGGAATGGAATTTCTGTTGGGGTAATTTTTGCATTAGGTCTTGCGGCTGATGTCACATACCATTCATTTATCCCCAGACTCGAAGGGAATCTGATGATAAATCGGTTTTTTCGTTTCGGTTCGTAAGGAACCGGCATCTTCATTAATAGATCTGCCATTTTATTTTCTTTATTTCAGTTATTGTTTATTACTATAAATATATTAAATGTTGAAAATATCACGATATTTTACTTTGTCAGGTTTTTTTCGTACTTTTCGACAAAGGATCCAGTTAATATTACTATAAATACTTCGACATGCGTAATATATGTTGAGACCACTTAAAATTCTAAACTTTCTTCAACTTTTCCCCCGTTAGACTTGTTTTTGTCAAAAATTTTCCGTATATTTTTGGTCCTAATCCAATCCAGAATATATCGGTCCTATTTTATAATTGGTCCTTTTATATAATACTAGATAAAAAAGCATTACTAGAAAAGCAACCAGAAGAAAGGGCACCTCTATATACTGGGGGAAATAAAAAAGGGTAGGAATTAATTTCCCACCCTTTCTTTTTGTTCAAATATATCTATTAAATATTCTCGAATGAAGCACCTGTTGGTGTGATAATGAACTCCACGTCGATGTATTCCAAAGATCTAGTAGGTTTGATATAAATCTTACCTCTGAGAGTGTTTTGATCAATGTCTTCAGGGTCGTTTGATACTGTCATTCTGAAGTCATATAATCCTCTTTCTTTCTTGATTGCCTCAAGGATTGGGTTTACTAATCTTGTAAACTCATTCCTTACTTGATCGTCGTTCTGTTCGAATAACAACCTAACAGCTACCGCTGAAACAAGTTTTCTGGTTCTCAATAGTAATCTTCTTACGTTGATCCTATCTAAAGCAGATTCTTTAACCTGAAGAGTTTTGTTACCCCAAATAATTGGTCCCGTATCACTAAATGTTGCAATAGGGTTAATTCTCATCTTGTAAAGTTCATCTCTTTCGTCAAGTGTTAATTTTTTGAGGGCTTTGACAGCGTTTACAAGTCCTCTTGAATAACCCGCCACCGCGAACCAAGGATAAGATACATTGTCGGTCAACGCGATATTCCTTACAACTTCCCCTGTTGGTGGGATATAAAGTTGTGTTGAATTGTCGTTATCCCTAACCTGAATCCAAGGCCAATATGTGGCTGAATAGTTAGTATCCAATCCGATTGTATCCATCATATCTGTAACCTCATCAGACGTATCAACATTTGGTGCTCCGATGATGTAAATGGAGTCGGCCCTATCAGTTTCACATATCAATTGATTGTTCGATTAACGATGATTGGTCATACCAGTTGATACCCGGAGTTGCGAAGACGTTAATGTCGACCGCTTCAGGGTTTGAATAGGTTTCAATCCCTGCGAGGAATGCATAGTAGTCGGAATTTCCTACATCGGGGTTAAATACACCACCGTTGTCTGTGTTGTTATTAAGATACGTTGTTTTTCCATAGATATATCCGTCGCTGTAGGTTTTTACGTTTCTATAAATGTCCCAACCGTCGAAACCACCACATACTGCAAGTGTGAATTTACGATATGCTGTAGAATCTAACATCCCTTTATCGGTCCCCTCCAAATCATATGGAGTTGTGTCGTACATATAACCTGTTATTGTACCACCTGTAATTGCTGCTGCATTTACTGATAAATGGAAACCTGTCGAAGTAGAACTTGGTGAGGTTCCTTTGTATTGGAATAAATCAGAGTCAAATCCCATTTGAGATGAAAGACCCAAAGACACTCTTTTTACCTTATCAGTTGAGATGTCATCAGGAACACCTGCGGTGTATGTTACAACGTCACCAGCTGTGTAATATTCTGTTTTATACATTGTATTACCTAAAGATGCCCCATCCAATGAATCGGCGTAACAGCCTTTGAAACCAGCTGGGACTGCGTCAGTCGGATGATCTTCTACCATTGACAACATAATATATTTTGATTTCAACTCGTACATTGTGTCAGACGTTCCAACTTTCAATGCAACATACCCTGGTAATTCAGGGTTCATAGAACATCTTGAATATTTCTCAAGTACAACTTGATTATCGTCAGTATCGTTAAAATCACGAACCACCATATTAAATTCAGCGGTTTCAAGATTGATGTCCTGAATTGTTACTTTAACTTCAGTATTTGCAGCGTCCCCATCAGAGATTGTAATAATATTGAATAGGTCGGAAACCCTTCCACCTCTTACTTCTGAAACAACCATTGGAGATGCCGGTGTGTCCCATTGAGATAAGAAGTCGTCGCCAACTGACTGCTCAAGTGCAGTTGAGCTTAAACCTCTAATTAATCCACGATCATTTAAAGCCGCCACTAATTCTGCGTACGATTCAAACGTGTAAAGTGGATAATCTCCATAAGCTTTATCATATACATCAATTCCCAAAACTTTTTTAATGAATTTTGTTGATGAACTATCCATTGAACAGGTAAAAGATTTTTCTGTTCCGTCTTGTATACCGACTGTAAGTGTGAAATCCCCCAATGGATCTGACTCAATTGTTGGGTCTCCTGAAATTGTGTCGGTATCGGATGACATAGTAACCCCAGTTGTTTCTAAAAGTAATGTAGAAACGGTTGAATAATGACCTCTTGATCTTAAAGCGGCGACCATGATACCGTCATAATCGTTAACTGAAGCGTCATAAGTGTATTGTGTAACAGTAAACCCAGTCGAGCCAGCATCATAAACCATAAGGTATGAGTAAACTTCGTCAGTACCGTTGAAATAGTCGTTATACCAAACGTAATTAGTGAAGTCACCAATTGGTGTGTCGGACCCAGTAAGGTGTGTTCCTGTTAATCCAGATGTTCCTTCTTCAGGGACGAGACCGATGTGAAACCAATCGTTGTCATTATATGTAGATTGATTAGCTACGATAAAATCGGTTACACTAACGCCAGTAGTTGCTGTCTTTCCACTCAAGTACCAAGCGTATGTTCCAGTACCATCTAATGCACTTTGTGTCCCACCAGGCGCTTCTGCTGGAAACGCTGAGGAAACCACAGCACTTCCCAATGTTTGTACACCCCACGTTGTTACGGGTTTATATCCTGTCAGTCCAAGAATCCTTGTTACGAATAATTGATTAGATTCCTGTAAATATGCTTTTGCCACATAAGGTAGTTCATATTTAGGATTACCTGCCCCATCTTTTAACGGTGATGTAGATCCAAAATAAGTTTTGAATTCATCGAAGTTGGTAATTAAAAGTGGTTCGAATGCTGGGCCCTCGAGAGTTTCACCCACTAAACCTAGTGTGGTTACTCCAACGCTTTGTGCCACAAATGTTAAATCTTTCTCAGATGTATATACACCCGGAGAAACGAATACTCTGTTTGAATTTGCCATTGATTTCTATTTGGTTAATTGTTTATTTTATTGCTATACTTCATAAATATCTCAGTTTTTCACAAAGATTTCCCAATAAATAAATTCGAGGATAGTATTTTATTCTTTTTTACTATTATTTATCTTTAGATATGGAAAGAAAGAGTAAAAACATCAAGATCAGCGAGAAACATCATGAGATCCTCAAAGACCATTGTGATAAGAACGGGCTCAAAATTTATCGTGTAGTTGAAAAATACATCGAAGGATTAAATAAGTCAAGGAAAAAGGATATTTACGGGGAGGATTGATTATCTTAGGTAACAAA